CGGTTATGCCGCCGTTTTCGGAGCCAGCAAAGAGGACGATTGGATAATTCCCCGCCTTCTTCATGACACCATCCATCACGGGCTGGCCGCTGATGAACCGCGAGTTGATGAACTTGTCCTCAGACATCAGCGCGGTGTTCTCCTTACCGGAGAGGCACAGCGTCGAACGGAGGGCAACATCCATCTCAACATCGTTATTGATGTAGTTCTGCGTAATCTTCTGGATGTGCGCATAGGCAATGCCAGCGGTCGCGTCAACGGTGAGAACACCGTCAGTCGCGGCAGAAATTGCGGTCGGAGAAGCATCGGGAGCGCCGACGTTCACGGTGCCAACGGCAGCGGCAACGGCGATGCGGTCGATGACGCGCTCTTTGGCATGATCGAGCTGCATCAGGATGTCCGAGGTCGGATCCTTGAGCAGTTCGTTGATGTCATACTTGGCATCAATCGTAACCGTGCGGGTGAAGCGCCGTTTGGTGAACTGCCTGTTGTCGAGGCTGTAATCACCATACTGCTTGTCCGGGTTACGGGTGGCGACTTCCGCAAGGTCGATACGACCGACGCGGGCCATGTGATTGGTCTTGCCGCTGGACGGGAGGAACTTGATCGCTCCGGTCGCAACGAGCTTCGATTTCGTCTGCTGGGCCAGTTCGTAGAAGCTGTCGATGAAGTTCTGCTTCGCGCCCTGGTCGATGCTGGGGCTATAGGTATTAGACGGCATGATTGCCTCCTGTTGTTGGGTTTTACCTGATTTCTCTCGAAAGGTATCCGCTAAACGGGCTTTCTACCGATTTTGGCCGGGTCGCCTTCATGGGTCGCTGGGCGCGAGTGTCCAAGGCAATTATGCCATACTGTTGCAAAAATGCAACACAACAAAAAAGGGAGGCACGAAGCCTCCCTTTCTCATTGGAAGTTAACTTATAGGTCAACCTCCGAAGATGCGCTCATAAAGCGCGTCAAATCCCGTGGTTTTTCCATACGGGATGTTCTTATCCTTGGCGATTTTCCGCAGTTCGTCAAGCGTCATGTTCGCCTTCGGAGTCGAGCGTATGTCCATCGGCTTCTGCTCCTGTTCGAGGATTTCCTCGTTGGAGAGCTTCTTCACCGTGTCGCTCCTGCTTCCGCCTGAGCATTTCAGTTCCGGAAGCGCAACGAAGTCGAAGTCAGGCTGGTCTTTCTGCTTCATCAGGTCGGTGCCGAACATGGCATCCGAATACGCGGCATACGCGGTTGCGCGCATTTCACGCAGCGACGCGCCGGAAATTTCCTTCGGAAGCTGAATCGCCCGCAGGTCTTTGAACGTCGCGAGGTCTTGCAGTTCGTCGTAGGACATTTCCTTGATGTCCTTTCCGGAGAAAGACAGGTCTGCTTCCACAGGTTCGATCTTGTCGATGAACACCTGCCTCATGGATTCAATGCGCTCAGGATATAGCTTCTTGCCGTCCTTGTCAGTCGCAGCCTTCACCCACACGACGGCATAACGCCCGCGAATGTGCATGGCCGCAACGTCGGCTTCCGCGAACGGAATCACACCGGATACGTTCTCGAAATCGAAAATCTCCTGCTTGGAGTTCCGGTATGAACCGGAGATGACAACTTTCAGAGCCTTCATGATCTGTTTCCCTTCTTACTGCTTGTAGGTCGATGCGAGCTTGTCAACCAGAGCCTTCTTTTCAGCCGCCGTATGTGGCTTGCTGTCCAGTTCCCTGATCTTCGAGCGAAGTTCCTTGCGAACGGTATCCGCGTCGGTGGCAGCGAGTCCAGCCTTGCCGGACTGTGCGCCTGTTTCCGTGATTCCGTGCGCCTTTAGCAGGTCTTGAACCCGCTTTTCGTTGGCAGCAAGAATCGCGTTCACGGTCTTATCCACCGCAATCCGCTGATCGTTCGGAAGGCTATCGAACACCGCCTTGGTTGCGTCGTCAGGAGCGTAGGTTTTCAGGGCTTTTTCCACCTTCACGATGGTTTCCTTGAATCCTTCTCCGAACGCAGCCTTGGAAAGCTTCATATAGCCTTCCTCAGACATTGATGCTTCCTTGCCTTCGCTGTCCATCTTTCCGAGAATGGGCGCAAGGTGCTTGATAATCTGCTTGCCCTGATGCTCGTTGATTCCAGCCGCGATGAACGCATCACCGATTGCTCCGGAGACAGGATCATCAGCATTGGGAAACTCATACGCGGCACGATCTTTCGGAGCCAGTTGCGCATGGTGTTTCGCAATCTCCTCCGGAGTCGCCTTCGCGTAATCAATCGTCGGAAGGGTTTTCTTTCCCGCCAGCTTGTCCAGGTTGTCCAACTGCTTCCACAGGTCGTCATGGCTTTTCACCTTCGCAGCAAATCCGCGATCCTTGTATTCGTCAGGGATCGTGAACGCAGGAGCTTCGGGTGTTGTGGTTGCTGGTGCTGGAGTCGTTGTGGCGGGGGCTGATTCCTTGGGTGGCTCCGTGTCTGCTACTACGGCAGGGGTGCCAGTATCCAGTTCTTCTGTCATGCTATCCCTTTCAGTTCTCCACGTTGTGCCGATTTTCAGGCGTCAGGTGCATCCGAATCATTCCGAGGTAGAAATCCCTCAGTGCTTTGTCTGCAACCAGAGCCATGCCGTCGCGGGTCGGCTTTACCGCGAACACGCCACAGTAGCGCATTATCGAGCGGATAACAAGGTGTCCGTCCGGCATTGCGCAAATCTTATTCAGGGCCGCCTTGTATGCCTCTACATCGGCAACCGCATGTTCTTCCGCTTTCTTGCGTTCATCGCGTTCAGCAAGCAGTTTTTCCGCCGTGCTTTCGTTATCCATTCGCAGCCTCCATATTCGCCTTCTTGCCTTCCGCCATATTCTTTCCTGCCTTCGCCGCGATGTCGCCAGCTTGCAGGGCCATCATCTGAGCGCGCTCCTGTGCCGCAGCCTGAATCTTCGCTGCAAATTCGTCCGCTCCAATCAGGATCTGGTTATTCGCATCCAGATTTTCGTTGATGTCGGAGAGCAGCTTATACCAGTCAACAGCTTGGATGATGTCTGGATACAGGGCCGCAATCCCAGTGATTGCGTTCAGAATCTGGACAAGGTTCTGGACTGCTTCTGTGCGTGTGAGCTTCTCAAGCTCGTTGTTCCACCTAATGTCATACCACGGCTTGCCTGATTCCATAACCTTCAATACGGCATCAGGGATAATCCTGCGTGTTTCTCCAATGCCGCGTAAACGCTTCACAACGGCATCGTCAGTAGGAAGGGCCCCAAGTTCTCCCATCGCCATCAGGAGCGAAACTGAACGCTTGGTAATCGGCACAAGGCATTCATTCTTCTGCCTGATTAGCATACCAGCCAGAGACTTTCCGCGAATAGCATATCGCTGCAAGCTTTCCGTTGCAGTCATTTCCTTCGCCGTTGAGAAATCCAGCAGCGCATCCACCTTGAACCCCGTCGTGATCTTCTCATTCAGGTAAGGCACAAGGAACGACAGGATAGGCGTAGGGTCGCCAACGTCGTAAACCGGAAACACGGGAGCTTGACTAGCCGCAGCCATCGTTGCGTTGAAAATCGTCATGCCATTGGGCGACGTATCCAGCACCGAATCCCCGAAGATGGCGTTGCTGAACATGCCGAGCGACGGGTTAGACATCTTCTCGATGATGTCAATCGCCGTTCCCACCATGAAATTCACGCCCTTTATCGTGCTGTTCAGGAGCGTGCCACATGCTCGCCCGTAAACCTCGCCGCGCATTTTTATGGCACGTGCAACCGCAATCGGTCGCTCGATAAAATCTTCCGTGAAGAATGGAGCATGATCGTTTGCATCGTCGAGGAACCACACGCCCTGATACTTTGCTCCACGCTTTCCAAGCAGCTTTGGATCGTAGTCCTCGCGCGGGAAAAAACCGAACACGATCTTGAACGACTTGTTGAAATCACCAGCCTTGAACGCATCCTGTATAGACTTTGGAAGATTAGCTAACCCTTCCTTGGAAACCTGTCCTTCCGTCTTGCCGAACTCGCCGACAATCCGATTTACCTTCCACTGGTAAACAACAAATACGATGTCGCATTGTCCACCCTTGCCCTCATCGATAAGCAGATTGTCAACACCGTAGTTGCTGAACAGAAGCGCGTTTTCAGACACGCCGTCCATAAACGACTTATTCCGGAATACGCCAATCCCCGAAGTTCCGAATGCTTGCTGATCCTGCGAGTAAGGCTGCATTGATGTCGAAAGCCCGGCGTCTGGATGGTTCATATGGTAAAGGGCCTGCTCCGTCGCAAACCCAAACCAATCCTCAACTGCCGCCTTGTCAACCAACTCCGTAACATACCGCGACGGGATTATATCGAACACCTTATCGCCAGTTCCCCACATTACGCCCTGGATGTAATCCCCAGCCTGCGTAACGCACAGGGCAGCGGTAGGATCGTCGACATGCACATCGACATCGCGGCCCTTAGTTGTGCTGT